AGAATCTCTATCAATGGTTGCGTTTGCTGCCCATGGATCATATGATCCAGTTGTACTTCCACCTAAAGCATCTTCCTCGGCACTAGAAGAAACGATTCTATCTAGTGTTTCAAAGTCAGTTGTTCCAGAGTGTGTACCTGAGCCTGTAACCGTACCTTCAACATCTGCTAAAAGCATTCTATTAAGGAATTCTTTGTGCTGAACTGCCATATACAAACGGAGTGAACCAAGTCCTCCCCAAATGTCATCTTTAGAGTGTGTTGCTAACCATTCCATAACCTCAGTTGCACTAAATGGCAATTGAGCTGTCTTTGGTCTAACATCAATCTCTTTCAATGTTGGCTTTACTGTTTCAGCGATTGCTCCACCCTCTGCTGTACCACCTAACACAGTGTTAGAATTGTTGGTATTTAGAGTTGGTTTTGCAGTTATGACCCTCCATCCAGATTTATCCCAAGGATATTTTGGAAGGATGCCAAATGCGTTGGCTTCTAAGTTGAGCTGTGCCCATGCGTAAGCCCCAAATATAGCATTAAAAGTACCTGCTGTGCTTGTGGTTACTGGTGCATCTGCTTTTCTCAGAAGGTTTCTATTGTACCCATAATATTGTGCTTCGAGCTCGTCGATTGTTCGTATTTGTACCATTTTAGAATTGACCTACCTCATCTTGCGATGGTGTGTAGTATTTACCTTTCAGAATGTTTCGAGCTACGTTTGCTAACCCATCAAAACCTTCACTTCTTGCATCTTTCAATATTGGTGAATAATCATTTGAAAATGATTTGTCAACAGTATCTAAGACAGTAGATGGTCTTGGGGTTTCAGTAGAATAAGTAGTTCCATATGCTTTCTCTTGCATAGAGAGATTTTCTGGATCACTTTCTGGCTTCTTTTCACCGTCGCTTGGATGTCTATCTGAATCTAGCCCTGTTTGACGAGAGTTTGATTGATATTCATCTGGGACTTTAACGTCAGCTCCAACATCTTCACTATCTTCAACAGATGGTTTCAATGGGAGATCAGTTGGTGTTTCGAGTGCTTTCAATCTATTGTCGATACCTTCAATTGTAGAACCTACACTTTTTTGGGTTTCGGCTAGAGATTGAATAACATCAGTAAGTGTGTCCAAATTTGATTTTACAGTTTCTTGGAAAGCTTTGTTGGCTTCTTCGGATTCTGATTTCTCTTCTTTGGAGTCTTCTTTTTCTTCTGAATCTTCAATAACTTGTTTGGATTCTTCTTCTGAACTCATGTTGTTACTGGATCTAGGTTTATTGGGGTTTATATATATTTCGCTATCTTTATTAGTGTCTTTATCTCCTCTTGAGGTGTTACCTGCTTTCATATTACCGTCTTCTGTTTGATAACCTGATTTAATTTTTCTTCCAGAACTGGTATTTTCATCAACATCTTGATTATATGCACCATGACTATTACCATCTGTTTCTGGGTCTTGTTTACCTTCTTTGTCTTTTTCACTTTCTTCATCTTCATTTTCATCTTTAACTTCTGTAGTTTGTATGCCTGTTCCTACACCATTATCTTGATTATATGTGGCATCTTGACCTAATCCTCTTTGACCACCTGTATGACCACCACCTATATGTTCTAAACTTCCTTTATCGACATAACAACCAAATTTACTACATTTTATGACCATTTTACCGTCTTCTCTTTCTTCAACTTGGTCAGTCATAGCCTTTGCTATTGGGTTATAATCTGTAATTAGTGCCAAAGGAACTGCTGGATCTTTACAAACTGCTACCTCATAATGTTCTAAATTCTTTAACTCATATGCAACTGAACCGTCTTTCATAACTTTAGGTGTTCTATTAGATTTGGTTGCTCCACCAAATGATAGTCCTTTATACTCACCTGATTTGATTTTACTCCAAATCTCATTATCTAATTCATAATTTTTATGTATTTTACCTGTAACTTTTATTGCTGGGTATTCTTCACCATTATCACCTTTAAAAATTGTTTGTGCATAACTAATACCTTTTCCAATAATACGGTTAGAATGTGTATCACTGATTGGTGCTCCCCTATCCATCCATATAGGTAAAACCTTAATTAACTCATCAACTATTGTTATTTCACCTTGTTTATCTTTTACTTCAACTGTAAGATAACCCTCAAAAAATCTATCTTCGCCTTGAATAGCGTGTAAAGCTTTAGTAACTAATGTACTCCAATATAACTCTTCTCCCATACATAAAAATTAACCTTATTACATATAAACTTTATTAGAAGAAAAAAATAGAAATGGTTGGGTTATTTGCCCAAAACATAGCCATTTACTCTTTCTTTGCTTTTGTAACTGCGAAATCAGCTGCGAAACCAGTGGTTAAACCTATTAAGGCTAAACCAATATCCCCAATGCCCTCAGTTGCAATAGTTTGACCTATTGCTAATGCTGCGAAGGTGGATATGATTAAAGCACCTGCGAATTTTCTTGCAGAGAAAGGTTCGTCTATTCTATGTAAGTAGCCTCGTAGTGTGTTTAAACCTGCACCGATTACTGCTGCGCCCACAGTTATTAGTACTGGATCTACCATAATCAAATCCCATTTTACCAATATATATAATTTACTATCTATTTATTGTCTAAAACCTTACCCACTAGGTCTTCCAAGTCAGAATCGGCTTCCTCATGAAGTCTATTAGATTGTCTATCTAGTGCTGTTGCTAAAATAATGAGGGCTTTTTGGAGCTGTGTTACTCTCAAACATAAGTCCTTCTGTGTAGAAGATATTTTTCTAAAATATGCTATTAATGTTCCACCACTACCAAGAGCTATTGCTATGACTATTTCTGAAAATAATCCATCAATTATTTCGAACATAAATACCTTTCTCTTTCAGTTATTTAAAGATGTTTAAGGAACAGGTACTAATGTTTTATCTTCAATCATTTGTAATATAAGAAGTGGTTCTTCAGATACAAGTCTTACAAATGTATTATCTCCCCCACTCATTCCTTCAAAACGCCCACACTTGAAACATAAGAATATTGTATGTGTTTCGTCAGTATATGCATACATTTTTGATTTACATTTACATTCCATCTCGTTATCTAACATATTTTACCCCAATGGTTTATAAATAAGTTTCGTTTTTAAGTATTATGGCGAGTTCAATTTATATTTATGAAACCATAGAAGATTATAATAAAATATACAAAGGTGTTAGGAACGATCCAACAAGAGAATCATTCTTAATAGATTTATTTGTAAAAGAAGGAAAATTACTTATTGTAACAGAAACAAGCAAACTAAAAGAAAGACCTGAATTAACAAAGTCATTGGTACATTTCAGAAATGGCACATTGGGAAAATATGAAGATGGAACTGAAAGACTTGTTGGTTATACAAGTCTAAAATTCAATAATAAGAAAACAAAACTAGAAATTTTTCCAAGATTTTTAAGAAAAGCTGTATTAGAATTACGTGTTGATAGATTTTATGGAAATGTTAAAAAAAGAAAAATTAAAATAGACTATACTAGAAGATATTATGATTTAATATTTGATCGTATAAATCTGATTTTGGTGGAAAAAAATGCTTGATGTACACTTAGGTGATGTGGAAGATAAACTTGATGAGATAGTGTTGAAGCTAGGAACAATAGAAAAATTATTAGAATTACTCTTAACTCCACCTGATTTAAAAGAATATGAAAAATGGAAATTAGCAAAACGTAAAGGTATCTAACGCTTATTACCTAAATTCTTACCCATTATTATTTTCCAATCTTTACCATGCTTCTTTCGCATTTTTAACCAAAATGGATCTGTACCAAACATACCACCTTTCTTATTATACTCTTTAGTGACATTTGCAATTCTTCTATGACAAGTCCTACAAAACCTTGCATTTATCTGTTCAATCTCAAATTTATACTTACCACAAAAGAAACATAAACCATACATTTTTTGTGATACAGTTGCAAGAAGTGGCTCTCTACCCCTCTTACCAGCACAATCAGCACATATATCTGCTATTGTTGCTGAGGTAGCATCTCTCTTAAAACAGTTAATACATATTGCTTCTTTGTAATTATCAACTCTTGTGTATTCGTTTGCTTGGTGTGTTTTCCATAATTTTTTTGTATAATCGTTTGTGTCAGAGTTGTTTTCTAATGATGTTGCCATACTAATTCTCTGATAATCTTACCTTTTTAAGTGTATCTTCTAATAAGTTTTTTATGTTTGTACAAGCATAATCTGTTAAACCATGGGCTCTACACTCTTTTCTTATATTATCAAGTAGTTTATCTATTTCACCATATTCTGCTTTGTAAACATTCACTGTACCACTTGCTAGTTTTATTTTTTTTATTTTTATCTCTTTCTTCTTTACTTCTTCATGAGGATTTTTTGTCCAATGACTGTATTGTGTGCCACTATCAGCACCTTTTGTAGTTTTATTTTTCTTGGCTGTCATTTTCCCACTCCCTCATACCTGAAAATTCGTTTTTAACTATATCTCTTGCTTGTCTTACTGTCATACCTGTTGATTTTCTAAGTTCTTGTACTGTCTTGGTTTTTGTCCAACCAAAGTCAACTGATGTTTGTAATGTGTTTTTTACAACTTCAAAGTTAGCTGGTGTTATACCATCAACATATGATTTCTTACTCATACTTGTACCACTTCCACTAGCTGGTGAACCCTGACCTGTTCCACCAACGTCACTTGGTCTTGAGTTCTTTGGTTCTCCCTCAAATGATTGTTTGTTTTCTTGTTGTTGACCCATCATATCACCTCTACCATTTGCACCACTATTACCCATCATATTCATGCCCATAGCGAGTGTTTCCTCTGTAATAGCACTATCTTTACTTACTTTAAACTCACCTGTATGTGTTCTTGTAATCTCAAATCCCATTTGTTGCAACATTGCCATGTTCTGTATTTCTACGCCATCAGTTTGCAAGTCTCTCAACTTGTCAGTTTC